GAATTGGCTGAGAAGCTCCTGACGCTTGCTGACCAAGGAGACTTGGGCGCGCTGAAAGAGTTGGGCGATCGGCTCGAGGGCAGGGCGGTGCAGGCAGTCGAGGCGCAAGTGCAGGCCGAGATCAAGGCGTTTGAGTGGCAGAAGTAATCACGATCCCTTACCGTCCGAGGGAGCTGCAGCTCAAGATTCACGAACAGATTGACCAAACGCGCTTTGGGGCGGTGGTTTGCCATCGGCGCTTTGGGAAGACCGTCTTGGCGATCAACCAGCTCATCAAGGCGGCGCTGACGTGCGACAAGGACAGGCCGCGGTTTGGGTACATTGCCCCGACCTTTGCCCAGGGCAAGGCTGTCGCGTGGGATTACTTGAAGCACTACACGAGCGTGGTGCCGGGGCGGCAAGTCAACGAGAGCGAGTTACGCCTCACGCTGCCCAATCAGTCGCAGATTCGCATCTACGGGGCAGACAATCCCGACAGCCTGCGCGGCTTGTATTTCGACGGCGCGGTGCTGGACGAGTTTGGGATGATGAAGGGGCAGACCTGGAGCCAGGTCGTGCGTCCGGCTCTCGCTGACCGGGAGGGGTGGGCGCTCTTCATCGGCACTCCGAACGGGCGCAACGCCTTTTTCGAGATTTGTGAGCAGGCCAAGTCTCAGCCGGGGTGGTTCTACAAAGAGTTCAAGGCTTCGGAGACGGGGATTTTGCCCGAGGAGGAGCTGAAGGCCGCTCGCTCGCAAATGAGTGAGGACGAGTATTTGCAGGAGTTCGAGGCATCCTTTACTGCGAGCGTCCGGGGGGCCATCTACGCCAAGGAGTTGGCGACCGCTCGTGGTGACGAGCGCATTCGCAACGTGCCGTATGACCCGGTGCTTCCTGTCCACACGGCCTGGGACTTGGGCGTAGGGGACTCGACCGCCATTTGGTTCGCGCAGCAAGTCGGTTCCGAGCTGCGGCTCATCGACTACCACGAGGCGTCAGGCGAAGGCTTGCACTACTACGCGGGCGTCCTTGGAAACAAGGGCTACACCTACGGGCGGCATCTGGCGCCTCACGACGCTCAGGTGCGGGAACTGGGCACGGGCAAGAGCCGGGTCGAGATTGCCCAAAGCCTCGGGATTCGGTTTGAGGTGCTGCCGCCGTCAAAGCTGGAAGACGGCATCAACGCGGCTCGGATGACCTTCCCGCGCTGCTATTTCGACGAGACGAAGTGTCGAGCGGGGCTCGAGGCGTTACAGAACTATCGGTGGGACTTCAATCAGCGGTTGGATGAGTTCAAGCCCACGCCGGTGCATGACATTTGGTCGCACGGCGCGGATGCGTTTCGATACTTGTGCCTGGGGCTAAAGCAGCAAGCAAAGCCGAAGGACATCAAATACAACTTCTACAACGTGGCGTAAATCATGGCACAAATGAGCGAAGACGAACTGCGGGCGGTGGTCACGTCCGAAATCGACTTGTGCCGCCGCTACTTGGAGAGCGAAGTCTCGCGCAAGCGTTCCGTCGCTTACCACTACTACGCTGGTAAAGAGTATGGCAACGAGGTCGAGGGCCGCTCCAAGGTCGTGAGCCAGGACGTGCAGCAGCAGATTGACGCTGCCGTGCCTGCCCTCATCAAGATGTTCGTCTCAAGTGATCGGGCGGTGCAGCTTGCGCCACGGACTGCCGAAGACGTGCCGGGTGCTGAGCAGGCGACCGATGTCTGCAACTACGTCTTCTACAACCAAAACCCTGGCTTTCAGCTCGTCCACGACTGCATCAAGGACGGGTTGCTGCAAATCACCGGGATGTGGAAGTGGTGGTGGCAGCAGGATGAGAAGGTCAACAAAGAAACCTACATGGGGTTGTCGGAAGAGCAATTTACGATGCTCTTGAACGACCCCGAAGTAGACGTAATCGCGCACTCTGAGGGCCCGCTGCAAATGCCCTCGGGGCCGGTGGTGGTGCATAACGTGACGGTGGCCCGCAAGAAGACGGTGGGGCAGATTCGGGTGTCGGTGATTCCGCCCGAAGAGCAGCTCATCAGCCCACGGGCGCTCAACAACAATGTGGACGACGCCCCCTTCATCGGTCACGCCACGCTCAAGACCCGCTCGGAACTCATCGAGATGGGCTACGACGCGGATTTGCTTGCCACGATCCCGTCCGGCGACGACATCATGGGGATTGCCCGTGAGAAGGTCGAGCGCGAAGCCCGTAGCCTTGCGGTCTACGGCCCAATGCGGGTCGATTCCATCGATGAGAGCACCCAGCGCTATCGTTATTACGAGTGCTACATGCGGGTGGATTTCGATGGCGACGGGGTGGCAGAGCTTCGTCGGCTGTGCGTTATTCAGAACCGCGTTCTGCACAACGAGGAAGTCGATCACATTCCGATTGCGTATTGGACGCCGACCACGATGCCCCACGAGCCCATTGGGGTATCGATGGCTGAGCAAGTGGCAGATTTGCAGTTCACCAAGTCGATGCTTTGGCGGCAGATGTTGGACAACATCTACCTTGCCAACAGCCCGCGTCTCTCGGTAGTTGAGGGTCAGGTCAACATTGACGACGTGCTCAACAACGTCCCTGGCGGGCTGATCCGCATGGCGCAGCCGGGGATGGTGCAGCCGGTGGTGACGCCCTTTATCGCCCAGCACACTTTCCCGATGCTCGAGTACCTCGATGGGGAAGCGGAGGCTCGAACGGGCGTCTCCCGACTCTTCCAGGGTGTTGATCCCGACTCGCTCAACAAGACCGCGACGGGTGTCAACGCGCTGATGAATGCGGCGCAGGCGAGGCTTGACCTCATTGCGCGCAACTTTGCCGAGAATGCGATGAAGCCCTTGTTCAAGGGGATTCTCTACCTCTTGGCAAAGCATCAAGATCAGGCGCTCACCATACGTCTGCGAAACCAGTTTGTGCCGGTCGATCCCCGAGCGTGGACGACTGAGTACGACATGACGGTAAATGTGGGCCTGGGCACGGGCACGAAGGATCAGCAGCTTCAGCAGCTCATGTCGTTGGGGCAGGACATCTTCGGGGTCATGCAAACGCCTTACGGGCAGCAGTTGATCGACGCCAAGAAGATTCACAACTTTATTGCCAAGAAGGCTGAGTTGATGGGGTTCAAAGACCCCTCGATCTTCGTCAACGATCCCACGAACATGCCCCCGCCGCAGCCTCCCGGCCCGCCGCCGGAGGTGCAAGTCGCGCAGATCGAGCAGCAGACGGCGATGCAGAAGGCGCAGTTGGAGATGCAAAACGACGCGCAAAAAGCGTCCTTGGATGCCGAAGTCGAGAAATACAAGGCCGACACCGCCTCCGAGACGGATATTCAGGTCGCCAAGATGAAGGAAGTGTTTGCGCTGAAAGAGAAGATGCTGGCGGCTGGCATCCCGGTGGACATTCCCGAGCTATTCCCGCCCAAGGTCGACGAGGGTGCGGAGGCGCTGAAGATGGTTGCCCAAGCCATGCACGGGCTCAAAGAGGCTCTCACGACGCCCAAGCGGATTGTGCGCGGCCCCGATGGTCGGGCGCAGGGCATTGCCCACATTGAGGGCCAAGAAGCCGAGATTGATCCCAATCTTCCCCCGGCTCAAGTGGTTGCACAGGCTGCCGGGAGCATTGCTCAGTCGCTCAAGCGTCCAAAGCGGATCATTCGTGGCCCGGACGGGCGCGCTGAAGGTGTGGCCTGATGGCGGTCAGTCTGAACGAGACGCTCCGCAACACTCGAGCGGACGCCATCACGACTTTCGCGGGCAACGGGGCAAAACTTCGCATCTACACGGCGGCCTACGGGGCGCAGTTGCTTGAGCTGGCCTGTGGCACCCCGTTTGCGGCAGCGGCCTCTGCTGGGGTGCTGACCTTAAGCGTTTCCGGGGCGACAGCATCGGCTTCCGGCACGGCGGCGATTGCCCGGATTTACAAGTCTGACGGCACGACGGTGGTCATGGAAGGGCTCACCGTGGGTCTGTCGGGCGCCAACATCAATTTGACGAGCGTGAGTCTATCGGCGGGCGATACCGTCTCGGTCACCTCGGCAACCATCACGGAAGGTAACGCATGACCGCACTGGCTGATCGCGTCAAGGAGTCGACGACGACCACTGGAACGGGCTCGCTCACCCTGGCGGGCGCGGTGGCGCAGTTTGAGTCCTTCAACACCGCCTTCGGCACGGCCAACCCCTTCTACTACGTCATTACCGACGCCAACGGCACAGATTGGGAGGTCGGCACCGGGGAATTGTCTGACGCCACGACTCTCGTGCGGACGACGGTGCATCAATCCTCCAATGGGGACGCCAAGATCAATCTGTCTGCTGGGACGCACACGGTCTTTTGCTCGGCGCCAGCGGTGTTCCTAGCTGATCTTGCCTCCAAGACCGGCAAGCTGTCTCAGTTTGCAGCCACCACCTCGGCTGAGTTGGCAGGCGTCATTAGCGACGAGACGGGCTCCGGGGCGCTTGTGTTTGCGACCTCCCCGGCGCTGACGACTCCCAGCCTGGGGGTGGCGACGGCAACCTCGGTCAACGGCACCACGATCCCGTCTAGCAAGACCTTGGTCGTCACGACTGACAAGCTCTCCGCATTGGCGGCTACAACCTCTGCCGAGTTGGCGGGGGTCATTTCGGATGAGACGGGCACGGGCTCATTGGTGTTTGCCTCGTCTCCCGCTCTAACCACGCCCAACATTGGAACGCCCTCGGCGGGAACGCTCACCAATTGCACGGGCCTGCCGGTAGGTGGCGTATCGGGCCTGGGCACAGGCGTTGGCACGGCTTTGGCGGTCAACACCGGCTCGGCTGGTGCGTTCGTGGTCAACGGGGGTGCGCTTGGAACACCGTCCTCGGGGACGCTGACCAACGCCACCAGCTTGCCTCTTTCAACAGGCGTGACGGGCACCTTGCCGGTGGCCAACGGGGGGACGGGCCAGACCTCTTTCACCGATGGGCAACTGTTGATTGGCAACAGCACCGGCAACACGCTGTCCAAGGCCACTCTGACCGCTGGCTCGGGCATTTCAATCACGAACGGCTCGGGCGCGATCACGATTGCCGCCTCGGGCGGCAGCAGCGGCACGGTGACCTCGGTTTCCCAAACTTTCACGGGCGGCTTGGTGTCGGTGTCGGGCTCGCCGGTGACGAGCAGCGGCACCTTGGCGCTCACGGTGGCTGGCACATCTGGCGGCGTCCCCTATTTTTCAAGCGCAAGCACTTGGGCGTCATCTGCCGCCCTTGCTGCCAATGCTCTTGTGATTGGCGGCGGCGCAGGATCAGCTCCATCAACGACTACAACCGGCACGGGCGTGCTTACTGCGCTTGGCGTCAATACCGGGTCCTCAGGCGCATTTGTCGTTAATGGCAGCGATCTTGGCACCCCTTCCAGCGGCACGGTCACCAACCTTACCGGCACGGCGTCAATCAACATCAACGGCACGGTTGGGGCAACCACTCCGACAACGGGTGCTTTCACAACGGTAACTTCAACAAGCGCCTCGGGCATTCTGACTCGGGCGGCAGCAACCCAAGACGGCGTTGAGCTTATTGGGCGCGCGGGCGGAACGACATCGCTCAAGGTGTCTTTGACGCCTGGCACCCTTACAGCCTCGCGGACACTGACGCTGCCCGACAATTCGGGAACGGTGCTCACGAGTGGCGCTGCGGTCACGGTGGCTCAAGGCGGCACGGGCCAAACGACCTACACCGACGGCCAGCTTCTCATTGGCAACACGACCGGGAACACGCTGACAAAAGCGACACTTACCGGAACGTCCAATCAAATTACGGTCACTAACGGCGGGGGCTCAATCACGCTGTCTGCGCCGCAAAGCATTGGTACGTCATCTAGCGTCCAGTTCGGCTCGTTTGGCGTTGGCACGGCGGCATCCGGCACTAGCGGCGAGATTCGCGCCACCAACAACGTCACGGCGTATTACTCATCGGATGCGCGCCTAAAAGAAAATGTCCGAGACATTCCCAACGCCCTATCGGCAGCGACGGCCATTGGCGGGAAATTGTTTGATTGGTCGGATGCCTACATTCAGAGCCGTGGGGGCGAAGATGGATATTTTGTCCGCAAGGCTGATTTTGGCGTGATTGCACAAGACGTGGTGGCCGTCTTTCCGCAGGCTGTGCGCGAGCGCGATGACGGAATGCTGGCCGTGGATTACGAAAAACTGTGCGCGTTGGCGTTTGCCGCAATCAAGGAGCTTAAAAACGAGCTTGACGCGCTGAAGGTGCGCTATGGCCCTTAATAGCACGGGGCCTTTGAGCATTGGCGGGTCAACTAGCGGGCAGTCCATCAACTTGGAATTAGGCAGGACTGCCACACAGCAATCAGGCCTAAACGACACAGACCTTAGAACCTTGGCCGGCAAATCGTCGGGTCAGATTGCCATCTCGGACTTCTACGGAA